AATCAGCCATTGACAATTCGGACAAGAAGCAGTCCACCAAGGACAACCTGCACTCGACACTGGCGGTCCTGCATGATTTCCGTTCCGGATTGGACTTCAAGGATCTTACCTATACATTCCTTCGTGATTTTGAGCAATACTTAAGAGAAAAGGGCAATGCGGTCAATACGATAGCCAAGCACATGAGACAGCTCCGTACCTTGGTCAATGAAGCAATCAACCAGGGATATATGCACGCAGATGCTTATCCGTTCAGAAAGTACAAAATCAAACAGGAGAAAGGCAGACATGAGTTTCTTACCCCGGACGAGCTGAAGAAGCTGGAAACGGTCAAGGTGGAAGAGGAGTCCATGCGTCATGTGCTCGATGCCTTCCTGTTCTGTTGTTATACCGGATTGCGCTATTCTGACTTCTGCCAGCTCACACCTGAGAATTTCATTAGGATAAACGGCAAGCGGTGGCTGTACTTCAAATCCGTCAAGACAGGGGTGGAAATCCGTCTGCCGTTACATCTGCTGTTTGAAAGCAGGGCATTGGGCATTCTTGACCGCTATCCGGATATCGGAAGTTTTGCCGCTTTGCCTTGTAACTCGGAAGTGAATAAGCAGCTTCGAAAGCTGGCCGAGTTATGTGGTATCAAAAAGCGGATAACCTACCATGTGAGCCGTCATACCTGTGCCACCCTGCTGGTTCATCAGGGAGTTGCGATTACAACAGTCCAGAAGCTGCTCGGACATACTTCCGTAAAGACCACACAGATTTATTCGGAGGTACTTTCCAGCACCATTGTGCGTGACTTGAAAAATGTTCAAAGGAAAAGGAAAAAAGTAAAGATGTTTCCCGATAAAGGCTTGAGAACATCTGATTTTATAGACAACCGGTAGATTTCATGAATCCTATTTGTTTTCTATTAATATTGTGACTCTTTAAATTCTTCGGATAATCGAAATATTGCTCCTGATTATTTTTTTCAATATGGATTGAATATGGAATAGTTTTCACTATCTTTGCAGTGTAACCAGGAGCTTGATGGCAATAAATATTGTCATCGGGCTCTTTTTTTATTGTCATATCGTGGCAATGGATTTAAGTAATTCTGCAACAATGACGTAAGTAAATAGACATATCTTTGAAGTAGTATTATAATCAGATAAACAATAGACAGAATGGAATTAAACGACTGGTTGGCTATAATCGGGGCTTTCGGAGGATTGGAGGCTGTCCGTTGGGGTGTCACGTTCTGGGTGAACCGCAAGACGAACGCACGGAAAGAGGATGCGTCCGCCGATTCAATGGAGGATGAGAACGAGCGCAAGCAGGTTGACTGGCTGGAAGAACGTATCGCCCAGCGTGACGCCAAGATTGATGCGTTATACGTTGAGCTTCGTAATGAACAGTCTGATAAGCTGGCATGGATTCATAAGTGCCACGAGCTGGAACTGCAATTGAAAGATGCCGAACATAACCGTTGTGACAGGCCCGACAGCGAATGCGGCCGTCGTATTCCACCACGCAGGGCTACATTAATTAAAGATAAGGAGGAAAAGAAATGAAGTTTTTTACGATTGCGGAACTCTGCAAGTCAACAACTGCTGACCGCTTGGGTATCAATAACAGATGCAGACAGGAGCATGTGACTGCTCTGACTGCCTTGGTGGATAATGTGCTTGATCCGTTACGCACATGGTGGGGAAAGCCAATAACAGTAAACAGTGGCTATCGCTGTCTGGAACTTAATGCAGCTGTCAAGGGAAGCAAGACCTCGCAGCACATGAAGGGGGAAGCTGCTGATATTGACACTGGGGACAGACAGCAAAACAAGCTGTTATTTGAATATATCCGCAAGAACCTGCCCTATGATCAATTGATTGACGAGTCTAACTTCGCTTGGGTGCACGTCAGTTATCGGGCTGACGGGGATAACAGGATGCAAGTTCTTAAGTTGTAGACTATGTTGGTTAGAGTTATGAACTGGGTAAGCCGGCATATATTGCTGGCTCCTTTCATGTGTTTGTTCCTGTTGTTCGGATCATGTGGCAGCTCGCATAAGGCTGTCAAGTCCGATGTAGAAGTAATCAGCAAAGATAGCGCCAGTGAATCTGTCAACATCGTACACGGATCAAGTACCTCTTTGAGCGAACTCATTACTACTAATAGTAACTATGTGATTGATTTCTGTATCTATGATACCCGAAAACCGCCCGATAGCCTGACCGGGAAACCTCCGTTATTGGCAGACGGTCATGTGGAAGGTGATTTCAGCAAGAATAAAAGGAAGGAAACTGCAACCAAAGACAGTACGGAAGTGAAAGCTGACAAGGAAACCACTTCCAATACCCGTGAGGAAAACCGGTCAGAAACCATAAAAGAGAAAAAAGAATCCACGTTGCTTAAACAAATCGGTTTTGTCTGTGTTTGTGTAACCGTTTTGCTTGTTGTTATGCTGATAGTAAAACATTGGCGCAACAGATAAGCTTCATCATAAGACTTTAAATTTATAAATTGGACTGCCCCGGCTCGTGATGAGTCGGGGCTATTTTTGTTATCTTTGCCGGAACTAACATTAACTTATGTATTATGGCTGAAAAAAAGAATCTTATTCCGAAGAGGAATTGAATGAAATGATCGTATGGTTCAACAACCATGCTGATGAACTTCCCAAAGAAATGCAGATTAACAAATCCGCTTTCACACCGGATTTGAAACTTACTGTTGAATCCTGTATCATGCAAGCCAAGCAATGTCTGGGCAACTATAAGATGGCCGGAGCTTTTAGATTACTTCAACAAATCAAAGCGAAGATTGAGGATAATAAATAAAATCTCATATTTTACTTTTTTTAGAATATCAAGCGGCCCAGCGACGGGTAACCGCTTGATATCTGCTTACTAAAAATCTCCTTGATAATTTTTTATAAGATCATTGGCTTCCTGTATATCATGAGGCGTGTAAATATCTGTCATCAATATACTGCTGTGACGAGCTTGGTCACGTACGCTTAACACATCATAATGTCGTAACATATTCGTTATACCTGTATCTTTTAAGGAATAAAACTTATATTGGGCGGAAAGCTTTAAATCTTTTCTGAGATGATGTGCCCACCAGTCCCGGAACATTTTTTCAGATCTTTTTGTTTTACCGGGACGAAACCCGTCAGAGAATAAATAATAATCACCGGGATTGTTGAAAATGTGCAGGTCCAACATGAGATGTATGACTTTTGATGGTAATGTAATAGTGCCATCTTTGCGATTTTTTGATATATTGTCTGATACGAATATTGTTTGCTTTTTCAAACTTATATCGTTTAATCTCAATCCTACCATTTCCGCCGGTCGGATAAAACAATAGTATAGAATATAGCTTGCCAGCAACATATAGGGGTTATGGTTCTTTAAGTAGTCGCTCACTTTTGCAAGTGTTTCCGGTGGCAGGATGTTGCGTAGCTTTTTTTTCCCTTTTCTTCCCAGACTACTGATCCCGGCTGTTGGATTCTGTGTTAAATAGTTATGGTTCAGACAGAAGGTGGAAAAAGACTTCAAAAAACCGAGATAGTTATCGCGCGTAAATGCAGTGTTATCCCTAGTTATATACACTTCGTCAAGCAGCATAACACAAAAATCCTTATCAAATTGGTAAATGTAGGTGATAGGGACCTTTTTCTCTTCATTGAAGATTTCCATATTACGAAGGTAGGAGCTATAAGATTTGATCGTTTCTTGTCGGTATCTCCCGTCCCTTTGCATTTTGGCGAGAAAAGTGCGGTATTTGTCTATTACATCTTTGAACAGTAGAAAGGCGTTGCCGCATTCTTGCTCAATCCAAGGATTCCATCCTGTTGCGAGTTTTTCTGATAGTCTGTTGATGCATCCTTTGGCGTATGCCCTTCTTTCCTTAACGGATTTGATGAAGTTCAGTTTGATCTTTTTCCGTTTCATCACTCCGTCAACAGGATTGAATGCGTAAAAGTCAATGTACCAATCTTTACCCGTATGTAATATAGGTGGTGTGTAACTCTTGATTTCTTGGATTTTGGACATTTTTTTTTATTTGTTTTTGCTAACAGCAGAAACAAATGGTTAATAATTCCCGTCCCGATTTCGTCCCGGCGGATTTGCTTAAAATGAGATAAGCCACTGACTTTCAGTGGCTTATCCTTTACAGTGTCGGAATGAGGCGACTCGAACGCCCGACCCCTACGTCCCGAACGTAGTGCGCTACCAACTGCGCTACATTCCGTTTCTGTTTTGCGAGTGCAAAGGTAAAGCATTTTTTTGAAATCAAAAAGAATTTCATAGAAAATTTGCAAAAAATTTGTAGAATCAAAAAATATGCCTACCTTTGCAACCGAAAACAAGAAACAATAGTTTCTGAGAGGTCTTCTATTACAAAGTGAAAAGCTCTACCGATAACCATTTTGGTGCCATAGCTCAGTTGGTAGAGCAAAGGACTGAAAATCCTTGTGTCCCCGGTTCGATTCCTGGTGGCACCACTCGAAAGAACTTTTCACTCTTGAAATCCTCTGAAATTCAGCAATTTCGGGGATTTTTTTTATTTCTGTCACCTACAAAAAAATGCAGATTTAAGAATTTAAAAATGTCCCATTCGGTGGTTTTTCACACCCCCTTTTAAAAAACCACCACCAGCTTTATACTTCACTTATTTTCAACTATTTACACAATCATCTTTCAGGCGCTAAAGAGTACTTTTGCAGACCTGCTTGAATGTGGTGAAAAAGAGATCGGACGAAAAGAAAAAAACGCCGTATCCCGGAAATATAAATTTCCAAAGGAAATTCCGTTTTTCCTATTCCGATGGTTTTCCCGGAAAAATTCGGTGGTTTTCATATCCTTCAAATAAAAAAACCACCGAAAAGACGTCCCTTCCACCCCTTTCTGTAGATACTAATTGAAAAGTGCGCTGTATTCTAATTGAAAAGAGCTCCATCCAT